CAACCGTATAGGCTGTAAACTCTTTACCCCCGCCAATCAGAGTTGTCATTGTGTCTGTTGCTGCTGGAGTAATTGTTGCATTGGTTAATCCAAGGTAAGGCCCGACAGTTGTATATGAACTTCCAGTTAAGAAGCTAGAGAACATGAGCTGTTTGCCGCCTTGAACAACCAAGTTAGGGCATTTTTCTTCCCACTTAAAATTACCGTCTTTGTCATGGCATACCACATGGTATGTACCGCTGATCCCCATGCTTGATTGGCTCATGATTGTCCTTACGAAATTGTGATAACAGCAGTGGTTGACGTTGCTGCGGGCCAAGTTATGGTGAAATTAGCCATAGTAATATCACTACCAAAGTTTAAAACCGCTACTGAATTTCCAGTAGTTGCATTGTAAATTAAAGCGCCTCTAGCTGTAATAGTAGCCCCAGTCCAAACTACATTGTTAAAGTATGGATAAGCTACATTGTTAGTTAGGTCTTGCCCGGGATTCTGAGATATCGTAATAGTATTACCACCTGCTGTATAGCCAGACGCTACAACTTCCGCCGTTGTCCCTGCATAGGTTGCCGTGGTATTGCTAAGATTAGACAAAGCTGTGTACAAAGCTACCTTGTAAGTATAGGGAGAGGTCGTAGTAAAGTTAACCAGACCGCTTAAGCAGTCTGATTTGAACTGGGTAGTTTGGGTTTGAATGATCATACCGCAGCATTACCTTTAATATTAGTATTGAGTTTGGTCTGACCATCCCTGTACGAATCGCCTCTTTCAAGTCCATCACCAAGGCGTTTAGCAAGTTGAAGTGCTTCAGAGTACTTATCTTCGTAGTACTTAACCATATCCTGCTCACCCTTCATGAATATCATAGCCTCTCGCATAGCGCCATAAAGGAGTACAGGATCAAAGTTGTCACCCAACCAGCTAGTACCAGTTGAGTTGTTAATTGTTGCAACAGGAATTGAAAATCCAGAACCAGACCCACCTACATAGGTAGATAAGACGCTAAGAGAATCTCCAACCTGGTAAAAGTTGCCACCATTTTGCAGAGTAACAGAAGTAACTGTTCCACCAGAACCAACCAATATATCTGCATAAGCGCCAGTACCAGACCCGCCAGATAAAGGAATATTTTGGTAAAGCCCAGGCGTATACAAAGAACCGGCAGTAATAGAGCCTACGCCAGTAATAATACCCTGCACAATTGATGGTGGATAGTAGAAGTAATGTAACTCTACATTGTATGTATTTGTTGAATCCGGAGTCGGCCCAAGGATACAAGTAAGCTCATTTGTAACGCTGTAGTTAGGTCCAAACAAAGCATAGTATTTTGGCGTTCCGGTAGCTGTTGGGCTTGGATAAGCTTCACGAATGAAGTTAACGTCTTTATTAAGTAGGTAAGTAAAAGGTACAGTTGTGTAGTCCGATGTGTACACAGCTATCGAATAAGTAGACAGCCAGTCATACGGCAAAGACAAATACTGATTTCCACCAGTCAAAGTACCCGTTACGTTCTTACGGAGGGAGGCAAAATTAATCGTGTTATACACACGCTCTTCACACTGCTGAACGAAGATAGGAATATTTGCAAGAAACAAAGACTCCGTATTCTCAGCATACGCTTGGATCGTGTTGTATAACGTTTCGTAATTCACGCCATTGGTCCTCTAGACATAAAGCCACGCTCGGCTGCGCCAGAACCACGCATCTTTTGTCCATCCGTTTTAACATCATCAGCACCAGGGTCACCCATGCTTACACGGAGTGTTCCAGACTTAGAGTTTTGCTGACTAGCTAATAATCTATTTGGATCTTTAGTAACAAAAGAATCTGTCTTAGGACTAATGCGCTCACCAGACATTTTATGTGGGGGAGCATAATCAGCACCGCTGCCATTGGTTTTACCCGCACCGACTTTAACGGCAGGGCTATCTTTCTTGGTAGGTTTCATTATTTACCTCTTGAAGAAGATTTTTGGTTTGCTATGCGAGCCATATTACGCCCCATGCTTTTGAGATTAGAGTTAGTAACTCCGCCCTTAGCCATTTTCTTTACGCCGCCACCTTTTTTAAGAGCAAGCTTAGTTCCAGGGCCACCTTTGTGTTCTTGCTTATCGTGCTCTTTAAAAGCTTTTTTGATCATGGCTTTGTCTTGCTTCATGTCTTCTTTATCCATAATTTACTCCTAAGTTATTGTCACCGAATTTACCGTGCCTATTGCAACAAGTGCGTTCGGCGTTAACTTTCTATCAAACCCGCTAGATCCACCAACCGGTCTCCAGCCCCACTGAATCACCCTACTTCCAGTCTCAGGATATCCGACTTCACTTAGTGTATTTAACACGCCTTGTTGTGTCTGCAATCCACTGTTACCAGAACCATAATAGCTTATATCAGGTCTTGGCTCACGAACCGCTTGCGGATCATTAACTGGGTACAAACCCAATTGTAATTGCGGATGGTCAGGGTCCCAACACTCTGGACATACTTTTATGCTAACTTGTTTAGTCTTAATCGTCAACTTACGAAGTTCGACAAGTTTGTACCGCTGCCCGCATCTGTCGCATTCAGCAATCGCATACTTACCAGAAGAATACTTACTAGGCATTCTTTACCTCGAATAGAAGATATTCCTTGGAACCCACCGGATTGGAGCTGTCTCCCTATCTTCCTGGGCAGCCAAGTTAAACTGATCCTCATAGTCCTGTTTCAAAAACAAAACCCGCTCTGGTGGCACTTCCGGCTTCTTAACACTAACAAAATAGGCAAGCCCAGCCACAAAACAATTGATAAACCTAAACGGAATATCTGCAATATTGACCCCGTTACCAGCATCTTGGATACGTCTCATGCGCCAGTATACGAGCGTGTAGGGGCCTCCACCTGAATCCGGACAAGGCCAGACAGTCAGGTTAGGGAGGTATTGCTGAGTTACCGTAGCCCCTGCAGTGTGTGCAGTGGCAGTTGTGCCGTTTTGCCCACGATAACAATTTACGATCTGATTCCCGTTGATATTAGCGTAACCAATAATTTCATTATCAATCTGGATGTACCCAGAAGAACGCAGGTTTTGCGTTGTACTAAGTGTGATTGTTGTATCTGTAGAGGTACAGGTAGTGCCTAGGGTAATGGTTGTCAGATTCGCATTACCTGTTTGACGGTTAAACCAAACCTGAATTGGGCGGCCTGTCGTTAGCTTGTTAGGTATTGTGGAATAGGTACTTTCACTAATACGGCTTAAATTAATATCGGCTTGGTTGGATGTGCTGGTGTTGCTCGTGCGGGTAACCAAATCCAAGATATCAATCGTATCGGTCGGCACGTTATAGAACGCTTGCCCTGTAACCAGGGGGATTACACATTCCTCAATCGTCCAAAGATTAATACCCCGATTAGCCCACTCAATAGTCATCAGGTTAATAGACCGACGTGCAGTACGCAAGTCATATCCAGAACGAGACTGGAGACCGCAACGCTCAAAAGCATCTTCGACCAGTTCAGTTAGGTCTAGATTAAACGATGCGGTTCCAGATGTCTGTGCCATTATTAGTTAGCTTTGTTAGCCGCAGATTGTGTTTGTGCAACTGTTACAGGCTCGTCAACCACTGTATCAACAGCAGGAGCTTGGGCAACAACAGGCGCTTCCACAACAGGTTCAGAAACAGGAGCAGGATCAGCAACCACCGGAGCCACAACAGGAGCGTCATTTACAGGCCCTTCAATAACGGGTGCAGCAGGTTGTGCAATATCAAGATGCTCTTCCAACTTAGCCAATAAAGCTTTTGTATCTGGAACAATGTGGCCGTGAGCAGATAATTGACTTTCTGCAACGTGTTTAATTAAAGAGTATAGGTGTTCAACGTTCTCTTCAATATGTTTTAGTAAACTCATTTGTTTCTCCTAGTCTTGGCTGATTCAATAAAATCTTGTTTAGTCGGTGCACCCTTGCTACCCGGCTTCCTCATCTTCTCTTTTGACCCGTGCTTTATACGTTCTTGCTTCGCATGAATATTGGCATAGAGTCCAACAGGTCCACCTTTTTTGTAGACCTCAACGTCATTTGGATTGTCCTTACGAACAACCGTTTTAGCTTCAGGCATTTTGGAAG